AGAATATTGATGATTTAATAGATGTTCAAAATAGAGCAATAGTAATTACTGTAAATCCACCAGAAGCACCAAGATTAAAGGAAAAAGAGTCATTTAATTTTAAAACTATAGAAGAATATGAAGAAGTTAGGAAATATTTTTTAAAAGATGGAAATTTAGATACAACTAAATTAATAAATCTAATAAAATGAAATATTTAAGTTTATTCTCAGGAATAGGTGGATTAGAATATGGTTTAAATAAAAGAGCAGGATGTATTGGAATAAGTGAAATAAAAGAAAGTTCTATTAAAATTTATGAGAAAAATTATGGGAAGATTAATAATTTTGGAGATATAATTAAGATGGATTTTAGTAAATTACCAGATTTTGATATTTTAATAGGGGGTTTTCCATGTCAAAGTTTTAGTATGGCTGGATTAAGAAAGGGATTTGCAGATACAAATGCAGAAAAGGGAAAGATGATATTTTATATTTATGAATTATTGAAAGAAAAAAAACCATATTATGTAGTACTTGAAAATGTTAAAGGAATAATTAGTCATAATAATGGTAAGACGATAATAGACATAGTAAGACTTTTAAGTTCATTAAATTATTTTGTTAGAATTGTTTTATTAAATGCTTTAAATTATGGAACAGCACAAAATCGTGAAAGAGTATTTTTTATATGTTCAAAGAAGGATTTTAAAATAAAAGAACCAATAATTAAAGATAATAGTGTTTTATTTAGGCAAATAAGAGATAATAGAAAAGAGGAGTACAGATATGTTGCTAAGACAGATTTTAATTTACAGAAGATAGAGCAAAAAAGATTATTTAATTTTGAATTGATTGGAGGATATGATAGGGTGGGTACTTTAACAACTCAAGAGGGGTGTGGGGAGAAATTGGTTTATGAAGAAGGGATAGATGACTATAGGTATTTAACACCATTAGAATGTGAAAGATTGCAAGGTTTTCCAGATAATTGGACAGATGGAATAGGTAATAATGATAGATATTTTGCTTTAGGCAATGCAGTTAATTGTAAAGTTAGTGATTATTTATTTAATGATTATTTACCAAGTATTTGGGAGGATTTTTAATGCCGGCAAGTATAGAAAAATTAGAAGAACTGAAAATAAAGAAACCATTAATTAGGATAGAATTTATGAAGAATATTCCAATTTATAGATTAGAAAAGCAATTTGGGGTAAGAAGGCAAACTATTTACGGATGGATACATGCAGAGAAATGGGAAGAAGAAAGAGAAAAAATTGCCACAAATGTAAGACAGAAGGCTAATATAGATTTAGAAGAAGAAAAAGAAAGAAGTATTAAATTAATTAAAGCAGTAGAAAGTAAATTTGCTAATGAATTACAATCTAATGAGGGTATTCCAAAATCAACAGCACAATTTGCACAAATTCAAAGGGTCAAATGGGAAATCTTAATGCCTAAAACAATAAGTCAATATAATTTCTTAAAGCAAGAGAATAATAATGGACCAACTTATACTTTCCAAATAATAGAACCTGATGACAATACAAATACAATGGAAACCCAGTCGCAAACAAAGGACAGCCTTTAATTATTTAACAGATAAGGTAACAAATGAGGTACTTTATGGTGGCGGTGCTGGTGGTGGAAAGAGTTATTTAGGTTGTAGTTGGTTAATTTATTGCTGTTTGAATTATCCTGGAACAAGATGGTTAATGGGCAGGGCCATATTGAAAACTTTGAAAGAGAGCACACTTCTGACTTTTTTTGGAGTAGCTAGGGAATGGGGATTGAAGAAAGATACTGATTATAAGTATAATGCAATAGAAGGAACTATAAAGTTTATGGGTGGAAGTGAGATTTATTTAAAAGATTTGTTTGCTTATCCGAGTGACCCTGAATATGATGAATTGGGCAGTACTGAATTTACAGGGGCATTTATTGATGAGGCTAGTCAAATTACGCATAAGGCCTATAATATTGTAATGTCAAGAATAAGATTTAAATTAGATGAGTTCGGATTGATACCTAAGATATTAGTTGCTACAAATCCCACTAAGAATTTTTTATATGCTGAATTTTATAAGAAAGCAAAGGATAATAATTTAGAAAAATATAGGCAATTTGTTCCAGCTTTAGTTCAAGATAATCCTTATATTTCTAAGTATTATATTGAGAATTTGAATAAGTTAGATAAGATAAGTAAAGAGAGATTATTATTAGGTAATTGGGAATATGATGATGACCCTAGCAAGTTATTTGAATATGATAAAATAATTGATATGTTTACTAATCAAAAGATAGATATAAATCAGCCTAAGAAGTATTTGACTATTGATGTAGCTAGATATGGAAGCGATAGGACTGTAATTGTTTTATGGGAGCATTTGGATATATTGAGAATTGAAGCACTTGAAAAGAAAAGTTTGAAAGAAATAAGATTATTTATAGAGCAAGTAATGGCTAGTGAAAGAATACCTAGAAGCCAGGTAATTATTGATGAGGACGGTATAGGTGGAGGTTTAGTTGATGAATTGACAGGAGTAAAGGGTTTTGTTAATAATTCAAGTCCTAAAGAGTCAGATTTTAGTAAGAAAACGCATAATTTTGCGAATTTAAAAAGTCAATGTTACTTTAAGTTAGCCGATTATGTAAATACTGGTAAGATAAGTATTAAACCAATTAGGCCTCAATATAAGGAATTGATTATAGAGGATTTAGAACAGATTAAGAGAAAAGACCCAGATAAAGATGGAAAATTGGCTATTATACCTAAGGAAGAAATGAAAGAGATGTTAGGCCGTTCAACTGATTTTAGTGATGCTATAATGATGAGAATGTGGTTTGAAGTTGCGACAAAAACAATGGGTTATATCTCGGTATAGTTATATATACAATTTATCTCAAGTAATATAAATAAAGCAAGATAATGAAGTACATGAGCAAGAAAGTAGAAAACAAATTAAAAGGATATATGGCTGTTTCTGAGAAGGAAATAGGGCAGAAAATAGAAGAAGAATTTAAAGGAAAAGTTAATGATGAACTTGAGAAATATCCTAAAGAGTTAGGAGTAAAACACCCATTTCCTTTTGAAGATGCAGAAAATGTATATAAGACTAATGGGTTATTGACAGGGGCCTGTAATAAGATTGTAGATAATATTATAGGTGAATTTCAAGTAAAATGCAAGGACGCTAAGTCAAAGTTGTTAATTGATAGTTTTATTAAAGAGTCAGATTTACAAATTCATTTAAGAGAATGGATACTTGAAGCGGTAGTGAAAGGTAATGGATTTTTAGAAATTGATTTAAAAAATAATAAGGTAAGAGTTGTCAATGCGAATAATATGTATGTTGTTAGGGATAAGATAGGTAATGTAAAAGGTTATAATCAGTTTATAGGTAAGATGAAGAACTTTAGTTTAGATAGTAAGAATTTAACTAGTTTTTTACCAAATCAAATTGCTCATTTAATGTTTAATAAGTTATCAGGAGACGCTTATGGGCAGGGATTATTGAAACCTAATGAGAGGATAATTGATTTCTTGATGCAGAATGAAGAAGATGTGCATAAGTTGATTACTAGAAAAGCAGGAGCTCCTATGCATGTAATGGTAGGACAGCCAGGAGAAGTAACTGACACAACAGCAGTTGATAATATAAAGAATTTATTAGTTTATATGACTAATAGAACTGAATGGGTAACAGATGGAAATGTAAAGTTTGATGTTGTTCAATTTGGAGAGATAGGTAAAAATTTAACAGATTTAATACAACATGATATTAGAACACTTTGTGCAGGATTACAGATACCAGAGGTTATGTTGAATTCTGGTCAATTAAATGAGGGAATAGGTGATGTTCAAAAGAAAAGTTTTCAACAGACTATTGCAAGTTATCAAGAAGATATAGAAACAATTATTGAAAATAAAATACTTGAACCTTATTTATTGGCGAATAATCAAAATGCGGATATAGAATTTATATGGAATTTGCCAGGAGAGGAAGAAATAAATGCAAGACTTACACAATTGAATACGATACTTTCTAATCAATATTTGAGTGATGGTATGAGAATGCAGGTACAATTAGAGATAGGTAGATTGTTAAATATAGAGAATGCAGAAGAATTAGTTAAGACCCCTAATACACAAGGAATGACCGCGGATAAACAACCTACATTTAGTCCAGATGGTAAGTTATATGAGCCTAAGAAAACAGAGGATAAGGAAAGCGAAAGAAAGAAAGAAGAAGATATTAAGCAACCAGAAGTGCCAGGGGAGAAGAATGTTAAGCAAGAGCAAGAAGTTATATTAACAGAAAAGGAAAAAGTTGTTAATAAGGAAAAAAATATCTGTAGATGTCATATAAATGAAAGTGATTATAGTAATATGACTTTAAAGGAATTTGTTAATTTACAGGAAATTGCTGGGTTTAATTATAGTGATTATTTGATAAGAATTCTTGCTAGATTAAAGACAGATAAATTTGTTGATTTGAAAGCTATTACTGAAAAGGATATAGAAAATGGAATGTTTACAGAAGAACAAGTAGATAAATTAAGACAGATATTGAAAGACGCTTTTAGAAAGAATAAATCTATAAGTGATATAGAAAGTGAAATAAAGAATAATATTCCCATGAAGGATAGAATAACTGAGAATGGTGCTACTATCCCAGCAGAGAATAGGCCAAATATGATTAGTAGAACAGAGACAATAAGATTAGCTAATTTAGGGTTGCTTGAT